CATAGGACTGATTTATGCCTACTTTTGAAATAACAGCTCCAGATGGCAAAAAGTATGACGTTACAGGCGATAATGCTGAGGGAGCGTACAACGCTTTAATTAGTATGCTTGGGGGCAATCAGGCAGAGCAAGCGCCAGAGCCAGCCCCAACAGAGCCATACGTTGATGAGCAAGGCGTAACTCGCTACCCAAACTTGCAGCAAGTTGAGAGTGGCGCGTTTGAAGATATTGCTGGAGCTGGTCTTGCTGGCATGGCGCGTGGCGTTAAGGGCTTGGCTGAAACCCCAGAGATGCTTGGCCGTGCAGTAATTCGCGGAGGTCAAGAACTGGCCCAGCTTGCTGGCGCTGAGATTGAAAATGAAATGCCTGTATTGGATACAGCAACAGGCAGAGGGATTGAGGCTGCGCTTTCTACCTTTGGCGGCGATAAGGCTATGGCGTACCGTGGCGAAAGCACGCCCGCGCAGTTTGCTGGTACTATAGGTGAGTTTGTTGGACCCGGAGGAATATTGGGTGGCGGTAAAAAGCTAATGCAGGCTTCCGTTGCTGCTGGGGCGGGCAGTGAAGCTGCTGGTCAAGCGACTGAAGGTACGGACCTTGAACCTTATGCAAGAATTGCTGGCGCTCTAATTTCACCATACGCGGCAAACAGAACGCTATCTGCGTTTCAAAAAAAGAACGTGAACTCCCCAACGCTTCAAACATTAAAGGCAGAAAAAAACTCCGCGTATGATCTTTTAAAATCAGAGGGAACTGGCTTGACAGGTACGCAGACAGCATACTTGGTGCAGGACATGAGGAGCGTCCTAAACATGGACGACATCATACTATCAGCAAAGCCATCCGTAGAAAAGGCGCTGGCCCTTGTTGATGAAGTTGAAAAATCTGGGGCAATGAATTTGTCAAAGTTTAACGAGCTTCAAAAGGCTTTAGGAAAAATATACAAGACCGCGCCGGACGCGCCAGAGGTTTTGTCAATGCTAAAGAAAATGGATGACGTTCTTGCTGACGGCAGTAGGGATGCTGCGTTAATGCAGGCCGCAAAGGCAGCAAATTCTAAGTACGCAAAAGCCCGGATGCTTGATAAATATTTTACTCAAGCAACTGAGGGCGCAAAAAAAGGTAGCTTAATACCAAAAACAGGCGATGCGCTTCAGGCTACCGCAACCAGAATACTTCGAAATGATAAGGCCTCTGCGTTCTGGACTTCAGATGAGTTGGCTGCACTTCGAAAGGTTGCAGATGGGACCATAGGCAGCAGAGTCTTAGGTGCAGTTGGCAAGCTGGCCCCTACCTCAAACGGCTTAATGTCAGGGATAAATATTGCGCTCCTAGCAATACCCGGAAACGCCGCCTATGAGATTATGGGTATGACAGCAGCAACTTTTGCAAAGATGGGCTACAATTCAAAAGTAAAAGCCTCTCGCAAGGCTCTTGAAGATTTAGTTCGCTCTGGCGGCGTTGCGGAGCCTTCAAAAGTTGTAACCAAAGAATTAGTCCAAGACATAGTTGCTAGATTAAGCGGCTTGCAGGCTCAGGAGCAGCAATAATGGAACTTAAACCAAAATCACGCAGCGAAATCGAAGGCATTGTGCAGGACGCAATCTCTGATGCGGTGGACTTTGTTGAGGGCGAAATCAGCGAGGACCGCATCAAGGCGCAGCGCTACTATGACGGTGAGGTTGACCTTGGCTATGAAGATGGCCGAAGCAAGGTAGTCGCCACAAAAGTACGAGATACTGTACGTTCCGTGAAGCCAAGCCTGATGCGCATATTCCTCAGCACAGCCAAGCCAGTTGAGTTTGTGCCGCGCGGACCAGAGGACGTGGCAATGGCTGAGCAGGCCACTGAGTTCATGCACCATGAGTTTACCCGGCTAAACGGATACCGCGTGCTGAATGACGCCTTCCAAGATGCGCTGGTCAAAAAACAAGGCATCGTGAAGGCATACTGGATGACATATCCAGAGGCCGAGATTTACACGTTTTCTGACCTGTCCGACGACGAATACACATATCTAATTGAAGACGACAGCGTGACTGTGCTGGAGCATACGGTTGAAATGTCCATTGAGATTGATCCAATGGGTATGGAAATTGAGATGCCAGTCCACAGCGTTAAGCTGAGCCGCCAGAAGGATATGGGCGAGCTGTGCATTGAGAGCGTTCCGCCGGAAGAGTTTTTCATCAACCGTGACGCACGCTCATTAACCGACGCTTATATCGTTGCTCATCGCACCGACATGCGCGCTGGCGATTTGATTGCAATGGGCTTTGACCCAGACGTAGTGCTAGACTTGGATAGCTTTGAAAGCGGCTCTGATATGACAGAGGCCGAGATGTATGAGCGCCGCGGTTACGACATGGACACCTCAGACGAGGACATTGAAGACCCATCCATGCGCAATGTTGCCGTGACTGAAGCGTATATGCGCATTGACGTTGACGGCACTGGCATACCAGTTTTGCACAAATTAATCTGTGGCGGCACGTCATACGAATTGCTGGACTTTGAGCCATGCGATGAGTTGCCGTTTGCCAAGTTTGAGGTCGATCCAGAGCCACACGCGTTCTATGGTCGTTCACTGGCCGAGATTGTTATGGATGACCAAGACGCAGCCACATCTGTACTGCGATCTATTCTCGATAACGTGGCGATGACGAACAACCCTCGCCTTGGCATTGTCGAAGGTGCGGTCAACATTGACGACGTTCTTAACAACGAGATCGGCGCAATTGTGCGTATGCGCGCGCCCGGCTCAGTCCAAGAATTGTCCGTCCCATTTACTGCCGGGCAGACACTTGGCGCGCTGACATACCTAGACGGACTCGTAGAGAGCAAGACAGGCGTTTCTAGGGCGTCAATGGGCCTAGACCCTGATGCAATGCAGTCAACTACAAAGGCCGCTGTGCAGGCTACTGTGCAGGCCGCAGCTGGTCAAGTTGAGGTTATGGTTCGCAACCTTGCCGATGGTATGCGTGATTTATTTGGCATCATGCTGCGCTTGATGAGCAAGAATGTTGACGAAGAGCAAATGATGCGGATGAACGGCATGTTTGTGCCTATTGATCCTCGCGTTTGGAACCAGTCAATGGATGTTGCCATTAACGTGGGCCTTGGCACTGGCCGTGAGGAAGAGAAGGCAATGGCTCTCAACCAAGCCCTCCAGATGCAAACAATGGTCTATCAAAACTATGGCCCGATGAATGGTCTGGTGAGCCTGACCAACATTCGCAACACGCTGGCCGACCAGCTGGCGGTATCGGGAATACGCAATGCTGACCGTTACTTTGCGCCGATTACGCCAGAGATTGAAATGCAGATGCTGCAAATGCAGCAGCAGGCACAGGCACAGCAAGGTCAGGCGGCTGATCCAAACGCTGCATTCTTGCAGGCAGAGCAAATGAAGGCCCAAACCAAGGCTCAGACCGACATGGCCAAGCTGCAACTTGAAATGCAGAAGGCAGCGGCCAACGACGATCTCAAGCGGGATCAGATGGCGCAAGACTTGATGGTAGACGCGGCAAAGATTTATGGCGAATACGGAACCGCTGTGGATGTGGCCCGTGTGAAGGCTGAGCAAGACAAGATGCGCATGATTGGCGGCATGGCTCAAGGGATGCCGCAGCAATGACAACAGAAATACGCATAGAGGCCGATGAGGCCCGCCGTTTGAAAAACGACACTGCATTTAAGCAGTTTATGCAGAGTGTGCGCGAAAACCAAATGCAGGTTTTTGCGAGCAGTGGGGCAGCTGACGTGGCTGCCCGTGAAGAGGCTCACGCGATAATCCGTGCGCTTAACCAGATCGAAGTGACCCTTGACGCTGCACTTGCAGCAGAGACGCTTTTGGATCGCAAACAAAGGACGTAGCACCGATGGAATCGACTACCCTAGAAGACGCAGTAGATAGCCTACTCGCACCCTCAGAGGAAACTTCTGAGGACAATAATTTTGACGCAGCTGTGGACGCAATGATTGAGCCTGATGACGATCAGTCTGAAGAGGTTGAGGTTGCAGACGAAGAGCAAGATGACGTTGAGGCATCCAGCGAAGATCAAGGCGATGATCTTGATGATGTCGAAATTGACGACGAAGACCTAGTAGAGGCACAAGCTGAAGACACCAATCTCATCCCCGTCAAAGTTGACGGAAAAGAAGAGATGTGGACACTGGATCAGTTAAAGCAATCTGCTGCGGGACAAGCGGCAATTAATAAACGGTTCCAAGAAGCCGCTGAAGCGCGCAAGCAAATTCAGCAGCAGGCAGCCGTATTGCAACAGCAGCAGCAACAAATTTTGCAGCTGCACCAGCAAGCACAAAACGGTGGACTGCAAGCCCCAACCCCGCCAACACGCGAGTTGTTTGAAAGTGACCCAATCGGGTACATGGAAGAAAAGCTCAAGTATGACGAGAGTAAGGCACAGTACGACCAAAACTTATTCCAAATGCAACAAATGCAGCAGCAACAAGCTCAGCGGCAGACGCAGGCGCACCAGTCGTATCTGCAAGAGCAGGCTGAAATCTTGAAGCAACACATCCCAGAGATGGCTGACCCAGAAAAGGGTGAGCGATTGAAGGGTGAGCTGGTTAATGTTGGCATGGAATATGGCTTTACGGCAGACGAAATGGCTGCCGTGTCAGATGCACGTTATGTGCGAGCGCTGAATGACGCCCGCAAGTACCGCGCACTGGTGGCCAAGCGCAAATCAACACAGGCCAAAGGTGAGAAAGCCCGGCCAGTGGTGAAAGCTGGTGCGAAAAAGCGGCAAGACGGAAATGTTGCAACTCGTAAAAAAGCGCAGTCGCGCTTGCAGAAAACTGGCTCAATCGACGACGCATTGAGCTTGATCTTAAATCAGTAAGTCTTTGAAAGGACACACTAATGGCACAGCCAACCAACACATTTGATACCTATGATTCCGTAGGCATCCGTGAAGACCTCAGCGATGTTATCCACAACATTTCGCCAGAGGAAACACCCTTTTACAGCAAGTCTGCTAAAAAGGCCGCACGCAACACTTTCGTAGAGTGGCAAACAGACAGCCTCCGCGCTTCTGCCGCCAACGCTCACATCGAGGGTGACGCAACCACTGCCGAGGCTCGCACAGCGACAACTCGTTTGGGCAACTACACGCAAATCTTCAAAAACGCCGTTGTCGTATCCGACTCCGACGATAATGTCGATAACGCAGGTCGCGCAAAAGAGATTGCATATCAAACACTTAAGATTGCCAAAGAGCAAAAATTGGACATCGAAAAAGCACTTTTCGACAACAATGCTCGTGCAGCTGGTTCTTCTTCAGTTGCTCGTGAACTTGCAGGCGCACCAGCTTGGATGACAACCAACACTGTAGCAGGTTCCGGCGGTGCAGACCCAACCGGCGACGGTACAGACGCCCGTACAGACGGCACACAAGCTGCTTTCTCACAAGCCAACTTTGACACTGTTATGCAGTCAATCTGGGTTGCTGGTGGTAAGCCTGACACAGTGTATCTGTCTGCGTTCCAAATGAATGTAGCTCTGGGCTTCACAGGTAACAACAACCAGCGTTCCAGCGTACAAGCTGGCGACGAGCGCGTTGTTAAATCCTTGGCTGTGTACGTCACACCTTGGGGTACTGTAGAGTTCATGCCATCCCGCGAAAACCGTTCGCGCGACGTGTTCATCATGCAAGATAACATGTGGGAAGTTGCTTCCCTGCGTGGCACGAAGAACGTGGCATTGGCGAAAACTGGCGACAACACTACTCGCCAAGTTGTGACAGAACTTACACTCTGCGCCAAAAATGAAGCTGCAAACGGCATCATCGCCGACTGTACAACTTCATAATCTAAAAGATGGGGGCGGGAGACTGCCCCCATTTTCACTTTAAACGGAGACTAAAATGACAAAAGCCACAGTAACCGTTGCAAATGTTTTTACATCTGCTGGCAAGTTTTTCAAAGGCGACGTGATCGACCTTCCCGCTGACGAAATCAAAGCAATAAACGAAATTCGCTCTGGTGCGCTTGAGGCTGAAAAGCCAGTGGCCAAAGCCAAAGCGCCAGCAAAGAGAAAACGCGCTCGCAACGAGAACGGCACTCTTCGCGCTGACAATCCGTCTACCATCCACATCAACGAGGCTTGGGTAAATGATTAATACATCAACCAAGATTTCGGAAAATATCTCGTTTGATAGCGAGGACAACATGGTTATCAAGCGGACCTTTGACGCATCACACATGCTCAAGGACGCTGCACAGGCCCGTGAGGTGACGAAGAACAGTTTTGCCTCTGACTACAAGCACGTCGGCAATGTTGACTTAGCTCTGCTCAATGTGTGGCTAAAAGAGGCTGGAGTGGCTTGGACTGATACACAAGCGGTCAAAGATGTGTTAAAACGTAAGCTAATGAGCAGCGAATTTAGCGCCCTTCGGGTCTGGGAAGGCAGTTACTAAAATGGAAATGGACGCGATCTTGAATATACTTTTTGCGGTCGTCATCGGCGGACTTGGCTGGTGGCTGAAGACGCAGCGGGAAGAGCTGGATCGCCTCCGCATTTTACTTAATCGCAGCCGTGAGGAAATGGCGAAAGAGTATGTGACCAAGACTGACAGCAATCAAGTTCTCTTGCAGATTATGAATAAGTTTGATCGGCTTGAGGAGAAAATTGACAGATTGATGGAGAAATAGATTGCTTTGCGCTCTGGTCTTTGTGGGCTTCGGACACGCTTGGATACAGGGTGTAGGCAATGTTCTGGTGAAGTCGTGTTACTACAACTGCGGCAGTGAGAAGATAACAAAGGTGCAGTGGTATGATCGCAAGTATAGCGTGCCGCCGCATTATGTTTGTCCAGTGAGGTTTGCTGAAGCATGATTGAAGTTTTAGCCCTAGCAAGTGCGGTTAGCACAGTCGCAGGCGGGATTAGCTCTGCGGTACAAGCTGGCAAGGACGTTGGTTCTGTGCTGCCGCAGTTTGGCAAGCTGGCCAAGCTGGAAGCCGATATAAATTTAGCAGAAAAGGGCCGACACAAAGGCCCGCTCGGGAGGCTTACCTCTACAGAGGAAGAGGGCTTCGCAATTGCAAACGCGAAGATGAAACACAAAGAAGCAATGGATACGCTCCGCAGCCATTGTCGCTTGTATGGACCACCGGGCATGTGGGAGACAGTGCAACGCGAAATGGGCGCAGCTAGAGCAAGGCAGAAGAAAGCTCTGGAGGAACAGGCTGCAAAGCGTGACCGCATCTTTTACTTCATTACTGTTGCGGTTGCTTGCACCGTGGCTGTGGTCGGAAGCGGTGGACTGTTCTGGTTTGCAGCGTTGCTTGCAGAAGAGGTTAGGTAATGTGGGTCTTGATTTGGTTTCAGCTTTCTACAAGCGTCATTCACTTCGAGGTTGGCCAGTATAGCTCTGAAAAGGACTGCACGGATGAGCTGCGTCGGGCTTCTGTTCTGGTGACGAAAAACAATGAATATTTGCAGTGCTTAAAAATTACGAAGGGTAAATAGAATGGCACACACAATACTTGACGACTGGAAAGTTCTGCCGCGACTTATGATGCTGGCAGTCACTGTTCTGACTTATCAAGCGGTGCATTGGTTTATGGGGCTAGATGATCCCAGCGTGGCTCAGTCAGGGCTTGTCAGCGTCTGTATGGGCGCGCTCACAGGATGTTTTGGTATCTGGATGGGTAAGGAGTCCAAAACGAGCGTAGCCAGCACTGGTTCAAGCTCAAAAGTAGAGTATGAGGTGGGACAATGATCGGTCAGATAATAGGATCACTCGGCGGACTTGCTGCGAGCTATATTGACGGCAAGACTGCCGTGAAGAAAGCCGAAGCTGAGACCAAGATGAAAATCGCCACTGGCGAGATCAGCTGGGAGCAGGCTGCTATCGAGGCCAGCAACAATTCGTGGAAAGATGAAGCGTGGACCGTGGCGTTCATAGCCATCGTTCTTGGTAGCTTTATACCGGGCATACAACCTTACATGGCGCAGGGCTTTGCTAATCTGGACGCTGCGCCTCAGTGGTTTCAGTGGGCGATGTATGCAAGCATTGCGGCGAGCTTTGGTATCCGCACGGTAAAGGGGCTGAAAAAATAATGGAAAACGTCAAAATACCTCTCGCCCTTGTGGCTGCAATGGCCGTTCAATTGGCCGCTGGTGTTTGGTGGGTCAGCCAGCAGGCGGCTACGATTGCCAGTCTTGAGGAGACTGTCGATCAAATAGGCTCTCGCATGGCCATTGAGGACAATATCAACCTCAAGCGTGACGTGCAGGACAATGCTATGGAAATCGAATATGCTTTCGTTGAGATTGAGGAGATTTGGGACGAATTAGCTAACTTAGCTAATTCGATTGGTCAGGTCACGCAGTTGCAGCAACGAGTGGCTTTTATTGAGAACGATCTTAAATACATAAGCCGTGACCACAACGGTATCATGGATATGAAAGGTGGGATGGATTAATGGCGACACCAGCAAAAGGCAAGGCCCGCGTAAAGGTTACGGCATCCGGGAAAAAGGTCAGCTACGGTCAGGCGGGCAAAGCGAAGGGTGGCGGGCCACGGGTCAAGCCCGGCACATCCAAGGGCGATGCGTATTGCGCGCGTTCTGCCGCGCAGAAGAAAAAGTTTCCCAAGGCTGCGGCTGATCCAAACAGCCCGCTAAATCTTTCACGCAAGCGCTGGAAATGCTCCGGCACTAAATCGAAGAGGACTTGATGAAATGGCAAAGCTCACACCTGCACAAAAGGCTAAGGCCAAAGCAATGTCTGCTAAAAGGGGCGTTAAGTATCCAAACGCTTGGAGCAACCTTGCCGTGGCCAAGGGCCAAAAGCCCAAGAAAAAGACAACAGCGAAAAAGACAACAGCATGAGCAAGGCAATGGCAACGCTCCAAGCTAAAATCGGCGCAACAGCCGATGGCGAGTTTGGGCCAAACACAGCGCGAGCAATCGCAAAGCACTTCAACCTATCCCCGGCGCGCGGCGCTCACTTGATGGGGCAGGCATCGCACGAAAGTGGCGGCTTCAAGCGCACCCGTGAAAGCCTGTATTACAGCACGCCAGAGCGCATCCAAGCTGTCTGGCCATCTCGCTTTCCAACCGTTGAGGATGCAGAGCCTTATGCTAAGAATCCGAATGGTCTTGCTGGCAAGGTTTACGCTGGCCGCATGGGGAACGAGAATGAGGCGCAAGCAAGCCTGTACATTGGTCGAGGATTTCTTCAGCTGACCGGGCGCAACAATTACCGCTCGTTTGCGTCTGACATGGGCGTGCCGAAGGTTATGACTGACCCGGACTTGGTTGCTAACGAATATGCCTTTGAGACTGCGCTGTGGTTCTTCAACAAGAATGGATTGTTTACCATTGCTGACGAAGGCGTGACGGATGACGCCATCAAGCGCATCACGCGCAAGGTGAACGGCGGCTATCATGGTCTGGATGATCGAAGCAACCAGAGCAAAAAAATCCACACTTGGCTCATGGCTTAGTTTAGCTAAGTTAGCTAAATGGCGAAGCAAGATCAAAAAGCAAGCGCGGCGGTGGGTAGGGCCGGAGAGCATTTAGCCCTCGCCTACCTGTCGCTGGCTGGCTACATCTGCACGCTCTGCCAGATCAAAGATCACGATGCGTATATACAGACGGATACACAGACGTTGACCTTGCAGGTGAAGACCGCCAGCAAGACGCACAAGACCACCAACAGTTACGCATTCCACACGCCCAAAAGGAACGTAGGGGTGTCAGACGTGTTTGCGTTTGTATCCATTGATTTAGGCGCTGTGATATTTCGCCGGGGTGATGAGCTGACCTCGGTGACAACATATATTTCACCAGAGGCATTTATGGATGAAAAGCAATCAATGCAAAAAACATTCGACAGCTTCAAATAGCCACTTGCTGCCGGGCGCGCCTTTGATTAGAAAGTCTGAGTGGGTGGCTCAACCTTAATCGTTGTTTATTGGTTTTGCGTTACCGAATGTGCCAGCATCACGCCACCCACACGACCTCAAAATATAATGCCCACCAGCGCCATCAAACCAGCGCCGCTGATGAAGCCAAAGATAGCTCCGATCAGACCCGCTGCGTTTATCATGCGCTCAAGTTCTTTGTCGTCCATCAATCATCATCCTCAAAACAGTTGTTCAACGGCTGAATGGGTTGCTTGCTAAACACCCAGCGCCACTGCCGCTTGGTATAGCCCGGCACTTCAACAAAGTCTCGCACGCGGTAAACCTTGTTCGCCTCCCACATTTTCTTGAGATAGCTTGACGTGCGCGGCACGCTGTCTCCCAGCAGCTCAGCGGCCTCTGCTGCCGTTATGCGCTGGTCATACGGGATCAAAGCAAACAGGCGATTGCCTTGGTCAATGCTGTGCTGCTTGCTGGCCTCAGCCGCCTTAATCATGGACGGGGCCATTGTGGTAGGCCTGCGCGGGCCGGATGGCAGAGCTTCACGCTTGCGCTGGCGATACATGAGCGTTTCGAACTCCCATAGACAGTGGCCGTATGTGATCTCAAAGCGCTCATGCTTATCGGTCACGCCCTCCAGCTTGGCCCTCAATCGCTCGGCTGCGTCTTTTGCATCTCGCGCTTTAGTACGTCGAGCAGCGCTTGCTGCTCTTCCAGCCGCTGCTTCAAGTTTGGTCGCATCGCCGTCTTCTGCTCCGTCAGCATTATGCTGTTGTTCCGCTCCAGCCTTTTTATAATAATCTGAGTTTGGTCCGTATTCACGTTTCTTCCTTTCAAGTTTTATGTTCGCAGCCGAACAAATGCGATGTATTGTTGACGGCGATACCCGCAGCAATTCTGCGGTCTCAATCTGAGACATGCCTTGCTGTGCGCAATCAAGAACGTGGCGGGTAAGTGCATCTGGATCGTATTTCATTGGTAGTCCTCCAAGGGGTCTATCTGGCCTATGCCGTTGCAGACTTCGCATTCTTCCATGTGGCTTCCGAAGTCGCCGTGCCAAGTTGAGCTTTGGCGGACCCAAACATCGCGCTCAACCTCGCCTTCGCCATCGCACTCAGGGCAGTTTATCCAATCTTCCATAACCTTCCTCCTTATAAATTTTTGCATTTGCCTTCGTTGTCAGTGAACCACACATGGCCATCGTTTATAACCATGTGACCAGCGCCAATAAGCGCGTCTACAGCTTGCTTATATGTTGAGCGTGGATTTGCGGCTGAGGACACCTTGCCGATGAAGTGATCTTTCAGCGTCTCCTCAGAGATAACCCAATATGTTCTTGGCTCTGGCCACCCAACCCCTCCGGGGTTTGGCTGCCCGACGCCCTCACCGCGTAGCTGCGTAAACACCTTGCGAATTAGGACTTGGTTCTTGCCCTTGATGCGTGGCTTGTTGGCCTCTTCAATCTCGCTTTCAGTGGCCTGCACAACAGTACAAGTCGTAACGCTGTCACCATCTTCATCAACGCCAAGCTCGATGACGTTCAACTTAAACTGGAATATAACGCCTGTTTCCATGTCACGCTGTTTCGTGGCCTTTGCCGTGCGCAGGCCAGTGTTCTCATCGTAATCAAGTTCAATCTCTGTGTCGGTCGCGGCGCGTAAACTCGAATGCCCCCTAGCACCAGCGGCCTTATCCTTGCCGGAGTGGTGAACAACGTCCAAGTGTGCGCTGGTTATCTCGCGCAGCTTATCGCAATTGCCGATAAACTTTGTCATATCCTCTGGCGAGTTTTCATTGCCGCCAGCCATTGAGCGGCTGAGCGTGTCAACAAATATACACTTCACCTGACCGTGTTTCTTCGACACCTCACGGCACAGCTTCTCAAGCACAGCCATGTCAACCTCGCCGTCAAGTAGGTTGACCGGGGCCGGGCGCACAGCCAGCTTAACATTCTTATGCTCTGGGTATTTTTTCTTTAGCGCAACAACGCGATTGTGAAACGCCATGCCGCCCTCGGTTGCGAGGTATAAAACAGAGCCACCAATAACCTTGTGGCCATTCCACTCCTCACCGCAGGCGATGTGCCAAGCAAGATCAAGCGCAAAGAATGACTTGCCCACGTTTGATGGGCCGTAGATCACAGACATTTGACCCTCGCCAAGCCAGCCCTTCACAAGATAGTTGCGGCTCAGCTGCGGGATGGCCTCGTCCGGCATAAAGATTTGATCCATGACGCTCTGCACGGTCAATGCTTTCTTCGCCGCTGCCGG